ATTTTGACTAAATGCTGGTCTAGGATATTTTGGTCTAGCTCCTAAAGAAATTCTAACTTTTTTATCTTTTAAAAATTCACCTTTGAAAGCATTTACATAAACAATAGGATTGTCTTCGTAAGTTACGACAGATAAAGATCCTGTGCTATATAAAGAACCTGTCCAGTTAATAAACAATTGAGGTTCATATACTGTATGAGTATCTGATCCATAAAATTGCATTACTGTTTTAGGCCAATGTGCTGTTGTAATTTCTGAATTTTTAAATGTAACTAAAAATCCATTATTTGTCATTGAACCAGTATGCCAAGCTTTAACAATATTAGTAACATCAATACTTAAAGTATCGTCTGTTTTAAAATTAAATGATTGACTAACTATTGAAGCTGTATACCAAGATCCACCACCTGTTTCAATATTATATGCTCTAGCTGTTCCTGCGGTTGTTATATCTGACCAATTTAATGATCCAGTACCGGAAACTGATTTCCAAGTAGCTCCATCCGTAATGCTATCGCTATTTTGAATGCCGGCAGGAGAGGTTAAATAACCTGTTCCATTTACCCATGCATTGGAAACTGCTTTTGCTTCAATATTATATGATTGAGGTACTTCAAATTCTTGTACAGTATACAATTTTAAATCTGCAGTAATATTATTTATTGAAATGCTATTATCAGATAATATTGAAGATAATGAAGACAAATCAAATTTGATTAATATTCTAGATTCAGACAAATCTCCTGTTGAGTTATCTCCTTCTTTTCGCAGTTCTAAAATTTGGTCTAATCCAGTATTTCTATAAGGATCAGTTTCGTATATTGTAGTGTCTTGTAATGTAGGTATTGACCAGATCATAATTAATTATATTTAAAGCGAAACAACTTTACCAATGATATCTTTATTTGGATATTTAATTTCAAATATTGAAGGATCTAATGAAGGATAAATTACTCCTGCTTTAGTCGCTGCACTTATATCATATACATTACCAGAGTACCCACTATTAGTATCAAATAAATTTGCAATTTGTACTGAAGTAACTGACTGAACTCCTTCTACTCGATCTAATTCTGTATATAATTTCGAAATAACTATAGGCTGATTAATTTGCCATAGCTTGTTATTAAATATCGTTTTTATTTTATCAATACATTTAATTAGAACTTCATTTGAATTGTATTCAGGTAATGTAATAATTTCAAATTTCACTCCTATATTAATAATGTATGCAGTTTTAATATTAACTGCATCTGTTAAAATTCTATAATTGTTAATGTATGTTTTTAAATTTTCTTTCACAGCTGCATTTAACGGCGCCAAAGCTCCATTTCCATCATATCCTAAAGTATATAAGTTAATGGCTAATGGGTTAGGTATCATCTCTTGACCATTGTCAGGATTAATTTGTTGATCTTGAATTACATATGCTTTTGCAACAGATCCAAATCTCGAAGGCATTGAATATGCTCTAATAATATAATCTTGAGTCGTTACCGCTCTTTGTTGAGATGCAAAAGATGCCATTGCATTTTGTCTAATCTCATCAATCGTTTCTTCACTTTTGCCGCCTGCTGCTGGAAAAGGATTTGTGCATGCAACTGAAGCTTTAATTCTATTTAATAAAGTAGCATCTAATGCTTGAGAATCTATTTGATATGTTACGTCTGCTATATTTTTCAATGTATATGCAGCTGCATTTGATTGAACTCCTCCTCCGACTGTATATCTAACAGTTAATGTTGTATTTGACGGTGCCAAACCATATGATTTTGTATACATAAAGTTTGAAGGATCAATTGGATGGTCAAATTGAATTTGTAATCCATTTAAACTAGAACCGACATTGTCTGGATTAGGAATAATTTCTTCATCGTCATTATCTGATATACCAGGTCCAAATTGAATTTCTAAATTTTTATCAGATCTAAATTTAGTAATAAATCTTCGAGCTGTCTTTTTTAATTTTAAAAGATAAGGTACATCTACATATGCTGATAACTCAGGATCATTTTGTACTGTATTTGCAATTGATTCAAACACCATGTCTTGTGCTAAAAATGGCACTTCAGTCCATTCATTATTATCTGAATCTGTTACAGATAAAACTTCAATAATGTCTGTGTCGTTAATTAATATTTTATCAAATCGTTTTGCATTTTCAAACTCAAAAGTTTTAGTTTGAATTGTTCCTGAAAGAGCTTTTACGCTTTTCTTAAGTAAATAATACTCTGGAGTATTATCAACATCACTTACTTGATATACACTAACATCGGTAGGATCAAAACTGCTAGAAGCTGCAAAGTTAATTAAATTTAAAGTTCTAAATTCAGTGTTAGTTGTTTCAGAACGAACAACCATATTTTCTTTCAAAGTCAAAGCGTAAGTCCAATCTGGTATTTTTCCATTTGCACTTGACTTAGCAGGTAATAATTGAAATACATCTAAATCAACAGAAGCTGGAATTGTATTTTTAACTTTATAACCTACATTAGAAGCTAATGCTAATACATTAGGTTTATTAGAAGCGTAGTCTAATAAAGATTCTTTTAATTGGTTATCAGTATAGTATGATAATACATCTCCTACATAAGAAGCCATTTCAATAAACATCATACCAGGTGATGATTCATTGAAGTCATTATAAGTGTTTGGAAAGTAATTTTTTGCAAACTCAATTAAGTTAGCTCTGTACTGACTAAAATCCTTATTTAAGTATCTTATATCTTTTTTGTTCTGCGCCATTATATTATATTACTGCAACTGTAGTTGCTGTTGCTAAAAATGTTATTGGTATATTTGATTCTTGATCATTAACCGAAACTTGTAATGATATTTGTACTCCATGTTCTTCTCTACTTGATCCAACTGCGATAACTGGATTAACTTCTAAAGAGTTTATACTAATATACGGAAGCCAAAATTCAACAGCTCGTTCAATTGAGTCTTTTATAGAAGCTTTTAAAATATCATCATTTTGTTCAAATAGCGAATCTTGTAATTTAGTTCCAAACAAAGGTTGCATTAATCGCTCTCCTTGTCTAGTTAAAATTAAATTCTTTAAATTTGATATTGCTTGATCTTCCGTAGAATACGACAAATCAAACAATCTACCATCCACACCAATAATAGGCAATTTTATCCCAACTGCTACATCAGGAAGTAAATCTATAGGATGATATCTTTTTTCGTATGACATTAGTTACCTTTTTTCTTATCGATTGCTTTCATTAAAGCAGAATAGTCTTTTGTCAATGCACTTACAACAGCAGCTCCTTGTTCAGTTTGTGCTAATTGATTTACATCAACTCGATTACCATTAATGTCGGTAACCGGCATTACTGACTTCGAAGTTGGTCTAGAATTCATTGTCGGCCATTCTGAAAAATCATTGTAATTAGTTTCTTCTTCCATATATGCTACTGGGCCTTCGCTAGCGAAGCCTCTTGTTTCATTTAATAAGTCATTTAATACAGGATCTTTAACAAGTTGTTTTTTAACTTGAGGTCTTGGTTTAATTGAATCTTTGTATGTTGGCACTTGAGGTGCTGGTTTTTGCTTAGTTTCCGTTATAACAGAACCAAATTGTTTTAATTCTGTACGAACCGCAACCTGAACCTCTTCTCGAATTACTTTTCGAAGTGCTTGTATAAAATCTTTTGAGTTCATAGTTCTTCTTTATTATAATTATTTACTTTATGAATTTACTGGAAATTTATGCTGGTAGTACAAATCCTGCTATTGATGTTAATTTAGGATTTTTCTTAAATACTCCTACACCATCTCTATTAAATCCGCCGCCTGTTGTATTTCCTTCAATAGTAACTATTCTTCCGTTATTAGTAACTTCAGCTACAAGTCCTATATGATGTGCACGTCCTCCTTTAGTAATATAAATAGCCGCGGCTCCGATAACTGGAGTTGCTGACCATCTATTATTTTGTTTAGCCCAATTCATCCAATTTTGACAACTAGCTGGTCCGGGTGGAACTGACATTCCTGCTGCTTTCCACCATGTAGTTACTGCTGCAGCACACCAAAATGCTGGACCTGAAATTCCGGTATTTTTTAACATTTCAGTTACTCTACCACCAAAATTCGTTTTAACTGGACTTTCTAATTGACCGATATCTTTAATAGCTGCTTTAACTGCGTTAACTCCTTTTCCAATAGCTTTAGAATCTAAATCTACAGAATTATCTGCTGGAGCTGTATTTGAACCGCCACTACCATCAGCATTTTTTGCTTTTATATAAGAGAATAAATCATTTGCAGTTTCTTCAACACTATCATCATCTAGATCATAATCATCTGCGGGTGCATTTTGATTTTCTTCATCTTCAATTTCTTCTTCTTTAAATTGAATATATTCATCTCGAGTTTGTGTTTGCTCTGGAGTTTCAGTAACTGTAGCTGCTTCTTCTTTTATTTGTTTAACTTCTTCTTCTTTCGCAGCTTTTTCTTCCGGAGTCATTTTATAATCTGGAACTGCTAATACTTTCGACGACGTTCCTGTCGTTATATTGGCCGATTTTTTAGTGAACGATATCTCACTTAATAAAGAGTCTATTTTTCCTTTATAGGCTGCTATAGAAGCCCATTGGGGTGAAGCTGATAGTGGAGATGACGGGCCTACCGGTGTAAGTACTGTTAATTTTGCTAAATCATCTATTAAGCCAGATGCCCATTCTTTCCATTTATTACCTAAAATTAATGGCTCATCAGAATCGGTACCTAATTCAATTTTATTACCATTTATAGATACATCTTCTTTTGAATCGATTGCAATTGAAGTTTCTGAAGATAATCCAATTCCATTCTTTGCAAAAAATATAATTTCTTTTTGGCTACTATTAAATACTAATCTACCCGATGAAATTAATAGTTGTGGAGTCGTACCCCATTGTTCATCTTTCCAAGAAGTTATTCCTTTACTATCAATTGAAGTAGTTACTCCAGATGCTTGTTCAAATTGAAGTTCTTGTCCAGAAGCCATTACAATGATATTATCATCATTTGTAAAATCTTCAGACACATAATCATTGATTTTTTTAGTATCTATTCCTTGCTTTGTATTTCTAAATATAGTAATAGGAGCCGCTTCTGGTCCTTTAGACCATCTTGGAGCTACGGTAAATTTACCTGATTTAGGAGAAGTCGAAAAGCGAATTGAGTTTCCATATCTACCTTCTATTAATACATCACCTACGTAAGGTTGTAATGGTTTAACGGTTGGGTTTTCTGTAAAGTTTTCGTCAATTTTAGGTTCTCTGGGTTGTTGAGTATTTCCAGCTTCAGACTCTTTATATTTATCTGAATCTCCCGCTGCTTCTCCTTTTTGAACTTGTTTAGCAGTTACTGTTGGTATAGCATTATGATGAATACTAGATTGTAAAGATACAATATCTAAATAGTAAGTGTCTGTAGTTGCTCTAATTCCCGTAGCGTAAGAGCTCGGTGCTTTTAAAATTAAAACTACTTCTCCTACAATTGGTACTCGTATAAAACTAGTATTTAATGGCTTTGCAGTCATTACAGATGCAGCTGCTTCTGGAGTATCGCTAGTTATAGGAGTATCATCTAGAGCTTTTACTTTTATACCATAAATTAAATTTGGATTAGCATCAGAATATAATACTTCTAATACTTCTGCCGGCATTAATTGATATGATCCAGCACCTGTCGATGATTGTGTTGCCATTATATTAATCCGTCTTGAATATCGTTAATTTCAGCTTCTATCTGATTTTGTTGAGTTGATAATTCTACTACCTTTTCATTAATAGTTTTTTCAGTTCCTACAATTTCATCTAACTCACCCATTAACTGTCTCTTTTCATCTTCAGATAACATCCATGAGTTGCCTGTTTCTGCTTGAACCCTATTACTAGTAGAAACTAGCCTCTGCACAACAGCGGCTAGCTTAACAAGGTGTTCATCATTCTTAACACCTACT